TAAAAGGTGCTTATCTTATGGCAGCAGCAAAAACTGGTTTTAATAGAAATGCAGAAAAATTATTTAAAGCATGGGAAAAGTCTGGTGGTATGCAATCAACTTTAATTTCTCTTGATAGAAATATTTTTGATAAACCTGTGTACGATCAATTAACAGGAAGAAAAATAAGAAATCAAATAAAAAATCCATTAGAAATATTAAGAACATTATCAGAGATAGGAGAAAATATAACTCGTCTTGGTGAGTTTCAACTAGCTTATAAAAAAGCTGGAAGAGAAGGATTAAAAGGAAGAGAACGTGCAGAGAGAGCTGGTTTTGAAGCTAGAGATGTAACAATAGATTACGCAAAAATGGGTTACTATATGAAAGGTTTGAATCAAGTTTCAGCTTTTTACAATGCAAGAGTTCAAGGTTATGTAAAAATTTATGAGGCATTTAGAGATAGACCTGGAAGAGCTGCAACTGCGATTGCAGCAGGAATTGTATTACCATCATTATATTTTTGGTATGCAAACAAAGATAGCGAAATATATAGAAGGCAACCTAAATGGGTAAAAGATAATTATTGGGTTGTTGTAATGGATGAAGGAACTGAAGATGCAAGAGTATATAGAATACCAAAACCTTTTGACCTTGGTGTGGTTTTTGGTACAGGCACAGAACAATTTTTAGATTACCTTGCAAGTGATCATCCTGAATCAATTAAAAATGGTAGAGAATTTGCTTTAGATTTTATTGCAAATCAAATGAAAAATTTAAACCCTTTACCAACTATTCTTGTTCCAGGTTTTGAAAGTTATATGAACAAAAGTTTTTTTCAAGGCAATCCTATAGTTCCATATTATATGGATTCAAAATTACTTTCTCCTTATCAATATAATCCATACACTACTGAAACATCAAAATTAGTTTCAAGAACTATTATGGCTTTATTCGGTGATGATCCAAATTATACTGCTTCACCTTTAGTTATTGAAAATTGGATAAGAGGTTGGACAGGTGGTTTAGGTAATTATATGTTGATGGCTTTAGATAAAGCTCTAGTTGAATTTGGTGTTATTGATGATCCTATAAAACCAAAAGATTCATTAACAAAAATACCTGGTATTAGAGCATTTAATTTAAGAGATCCATCTATACAATCGGAGTTTATTACAGATTTTTATAAAGAATATAATAAAGTTAAAAAATTTAGAAGTACACTTGATTATTTAGTTCAAACTAATAATAAAAAAGAAGCTATAAGGGTTGCAAAACAACTTGAAAAAGTCAAAATAAAACAGGTTGTTTTAGATAGAAATAAAAAAGTAATAGATGAAGTAAGAAAAGCTGTTGAAAAAATTTATAATAATAAAGGTATGAATCCAGAGGAAAAGCAAGAAGCTATAGATGCTTTAATTTTAAGAACTATACAAATAGCAAAAGAAAGTTTAGAAGGTATGTATGGAATACCTCAAAAAGAGGATAAATAATGGTAGAACTTTTATTATTGATATTAGTTGATAATAATAATATAGAGAGATAAA